GGCGAAGACAGCCAGAGCATGGCTCTCAGCCAAGAACGGCGGCTAAGCGACCTGCCGTTCATCAAGACGGACTGGGCTGACGAGGACGTCGATGCCATGGCTGGGTGGTATCTGACCGCCTTCATGACAGCTGGCGGTCTTGGCCTTTTTGGCGACCTGCTACACGACGCAGTTCAGCAGTCAGACAATGGAGCATTTGGCCAGCAACGCATGGCGGAAGCTGTGCTTGGCCCAACCTACGGCATGATCTTCGGCGACCTGTTTAACGTCGGCTCAGCCGCCATGAACGTAGCCAAAGAAGCTGCGACTGGTGAAGGCAGCGCTGGCGTCCAGCGTCAGGGCGTTCGCGAAGTAGTCAGCCGAGTACCAGTGCTGGGTGGCAACCGCGCCTTCCGTGAGGGGGCAGTCAATCTCGCGAGACAGCCAGAAGGCAAGTCTAGCGGTGTAGGCGGTGGGCCATTTAAGCGCACAACTTACGGAACGACGGATTTCTAATGGACCTGATGCTAATCCAACAACTTATCGCCGGAGGCGCAGCCGCAGTAGCGGCGGCCTTCGGTCTTTTCGTTTATCTGGCTGGCCGCCGAGACAGCAAACGCCACCAAGACAAGCGAGCCAAACAAAAACTGGAGGCCATCAAACGCCATGCGCAAGACATTGAGCGCAGCGTTCGCACTAGCAGCGACGCTGATGTTGACGAACGGTTGCGGAAGGGCGGCTGGTTCCGTCAGTGACGCATGCGAGGTTTACGGCTACATCTATCCAGCCGTAGGCGACACGATGGAAACAAAGAGACAGGTGCTGGAACATAACCTGTTGCACCAGCAGCTGTGCGACTACTAGACGACGGGCTTGCCTTCAAGCTGTCGGATGCGCATCTCGCAGTACCGCATGGCCTTCTTCCAGTCGGCAATTTCTGACTGCTTTGCCGTCATCCCGTCGTATGACTTCTGGCCAGCGCGGCTCACGTACTTAATGACGGCGCCACGGGCGTACATGCCATCGGGGTCGTTGCCCATGATAAACGTGATCGGCTCGATTTCGTTCTTGGCGTAGTGGTGCGGGTGCTCAATGAGGTCTTCCTCAGTCGGCACTTGGCTCCCAAACTGAATAGTCATCGCAGACTTCCTGTGCTGTCTCGTTTTTCTTGGTGCAGAACCATCGACCATCGTCTTGGGCAAGAGAGTGGAGACAAGTCGCACAGTCTTTGACTGGCTTCTTGTCTCCAGTACACGCACCCCTTTTGAAACAGAACCTACAGCGCCAGTCCTCCGGGTCTTGCGACACCTTCGGTGAGTGGCCACCCATGACGCGCTCCGCACGAGACATCAGGGCGTGATAGGAAAGCTCGTCAAACTCCACGGCTTCAGCGTGATACTCGCTGGTGTCCTTATTGTAACCGATTAGGACTGCCTTCTGGAAACCAGCCATCCCCATGTAGGTTTGCATTTGGTCCATGTAGTTGGGGTGACTGACAGCCACCCCCTTTTTGACAAACGCCCGCCACTTGGCTGCGTTCATCGTCTTGATCTCAAGCAACGCAAGCTCACCATCGGGCAGTTCGATTTGCCCGTCGATGTTCCCACGTATGTGTCCGCCGTACAGTGAATATGCGAACTGTCTGTTCGTGACCGGGTCTCGGTCAAGAACGGTAAGTTTGGACCGCTTGAGATCATCGACGATCAAGTCCTCCAGCCTGTGGCCCAAGGCAAAAATGCGCTGGGTCTTCGGTGGAGGCTCGTCGTCGGGGAAACCACGCAGGCTGTAACCTAGCGCGGCATCGCACGGCCCGCCAATATTGGAGCCACCGATGTAGGCACGCGGCTTGTCTTTAGCTCGCAACCCTACAAAGCCTTCATCAATGGCCCAAAGAATGTCGTCCGCGATTTCTTTCATTAGAACGGAATGTCGTCGTCAAAGTTCATAGAAGATGGCGCCGAAAAGTTCTGAGCTGAAGCGCGCTCGACCTTTGGCTCAGGCACGTCCGCATCCAGTGGGTAAACGCCCGTGATGTTGCGGTAGTGGCCAATGCTTCCATCGTCTCGGGTGAACGACTTGCCTTGCTCGACCTTGATCTTGCACTGCTTGTTGATGAACCAGTTGATGTCGTCTGGGTTGTCGGGGTCATGGTGGCCAGTGGCAATGAGGTAGCTCTTGATCCGCGCCTTGCTAATGCGGGCACCTGCTTCGTTTGGCGCCTTGGGGCGCATTACGTCTCGAAGGTTTCCGTCTGCGCCTGACAGCTCAAGGGTCAAGACAGGCGGCTGCCCCGGTGACGGTGGCCCCCACTTGGCGTCTTGGATTGTCACTGTGTGAACGCCAATGCCCAGCGTGCGATTGGTGCTTACGTCAGAGAGATCGAGATCACTGAAAGCGTTCATTTCTTGTCTCCTTTTTGGATACGCTTAATGATGTCTACAATGTTGGAGGTCTCCTCCATGGCGCGGACAACACCGTGCGGGTCGCGCACCTTGCCGTGCCATCCGTTCAGCTCGTCCGTGTAGATCACGCGCTGGGCTACGGGCGCTCCGCCCGCCCCCTTGCTCGCGACCTTGGCGCCAGCAAACACGTTGTCGAATAGAGCTGGCACCTTCTTGGCCATCTTGCTCTGCTGGATAGCGGGCCAGTAGTGAGTGACGCCGTTGGCATCCACTTCTTCTTTGGCCAAGCACGTAAAGATTACGTGGTAGTCGTTTTGGTCGCGCATCATTCGCAACGTGCCCTCGACCGCTTTGCCGTAGTCGGACCAGACGGCGAAGTTGTTACTCTTCTCGTGCAGCTTATCGTAGTGCTTGAAGATCAGGTCACACAGCTCGGTCAGGCTATCCACCATCACCCACTTGTAGCCCTGCGCCTTGAAGTCAGCGGACTTCATCATTTTCAACAAGTCCTTGAAGGCTACGCCATCTGTCCCACTGGCATCTTCCCACGCCGTGAACGCGACGTAGTCGATCTCCACGTCTTGCAGGGATTTCAGCCCCGCTTCACCAGAGAAAATAATGCCCTTGCCGTAGGCTTCGGCGTAGTAGCGAGCGGTGTAAGTTTTCCCAAACCCATGGTGCGCATACAGTAGCGACTTCGAAGGTTCGTCGAGTGCGATGCTCGACGTTGATCTAATTGGAAGCGACATTTCTTGTTGCATCTCCCTTGCGTTAGTGTCAAAAAACTTTACACCACATAACCCATCAGAAGGTCAAGCCAAAAAATGTTGGATTTCGAACGGCTCGCGAAAGAAGTCGGAGGTCTACAGAAACTAGCCGCGCTGGCAGGACGTAGCCGAACCGCCGTCTACCATTGGCGCAAGAACAAAGACATGCGCGTTGCAGATTTAGAGAGGATCTGCCAAGGCGCCGGGCTGGACGCCCGTGATTATTTAGTGGAGGAACCGCGTGAGGACGTGGATTGAGCAAGCCCTAGAAATCCATGCTGAAGGCTTAGATATTGTTCCCATTCGCAAAGGTGACAAGCGCCCTGTAACACGTTGGAAGCAGTGGCAGACACGCAGGCAAACAGCTGCCGAACTACATGAAATTGCTGAGTATTTCTACGGCGAAGAGCCGCCCGCATGGATGCAGCGAGACGAGAACGGCACGCACTACGGCAAGCCGTGGATGGTTAAGGGCAACATGCGCAAGCGCTGGCCCGACCCTGTCGAGCTGGACTGGGCAATCGTCACCGGAAGCCGAGCTGGAGTGATCGTCGTCGACGTCGACACCGAAGACGCTTACGACGAAGCCGTTGCCCTTGGCCTGACCAAGACATGGCGCTCCGCTAAAAGCACACGCGGTTGGCACTTCTGGTTCAAGCACCCCGGCGGCATGATCCAAAACGCTGCGGCCATGGACGCGGTTAAGGGTCTGGATCTACGTGCTGATGGTGGCTATATCCGTGTACCCCCGAGCAAGGACATGGAGTGGCTCAGCGAAAGTACGCTCGACGAGCTGCCCTTCTTCCCATTGGCCGAGACACCTGACACGCCGCACGAAGAGTTCGAGCTGGACCTCAGTGGCGTGCGCGTGGTCAAGCAGACCGCCGAAGAGTGGCTTATCGAAAAGTGTGGCGGCACCAAGCTGACCAAGGGCGAGCGCAACAACAGCATGGCCAAGGTGGTTGGCCTCCTTATTGAAGAGAACCCCGACCGCGAATGGGTAACTGAGCGTGCGCTAGAGCTGGGCGACAAGTATTTCGACCACGAAAAGTACGCAGGCCAAGAGACGCTGCGCATCATCGAAAGCATTTGGTCGGGCGATCTGAAGCGCCACGCTGAACGACACGAAGACCTGCCCAAGGCACGCCCGAAGCTCGGATACATCTCAGACTACAACGCTGAGCGGTTTATCAACGCGCTGCCACCACGCAAGCCAGCCTACGTTGAGACCATCTTCGAACCCGGCAAGGCCACCATGTTTGCTGGCTACGCTGGCTCGGGCAAGTCCGAACTTATGATGCAACTGCTCAAGGCAGCTTGCGATCCGAGCAAGCTGGGCAAGTTCGTTGGCCCGTGGGAGATACAGGCCACAGCGCGCGCCCTTGTCTTAGACCCGGAGAACAACCCGCACCTCATCATGGACCGCCTCAAGCGCTTCAGCTTGATAGGCAACAGCCACGACAACTTGCGGGTCATACCGGGCAGCGTGCCAGACCCAGACGGGAACATGATTGAGACGGCGTTGAACCTCACCAGCAAAGCTGGCTTGGTCCGTCTTGGCG